AATACTTATTTATAAAACCTTGTAAATCTACTTTTTTAATCATAACTAAAAATTAAAGAATTGTTGTTGGTATGGATTTAAATTAAAAACCCATCCTAAATCATCAAAAAATCCTTCTAATTTATTTAAAAGAATACTATCAAAAATTTTTTTTCTATCAGCATATTTCTCTATGAATTCATTTATTTTAGGTGGGATATCTGCACCGGGCATAAAAGCTAATGATTCTATTTGATATGGGTTAGGCTTTAAATAAATCCATTTAATTTTGCTACCTTGTGTGATATAAGGATATTGAGTGTTAAGTTTCCAAAATCTAAGTAAATCATTATAGGCAACAGTAGCTTTAATAGCTGCAGTAGCACCTTTTTCTAAAGTAGAGAACATTTCACCAGCACGTGGTTTTCTACTAACATATTTATTTAATTTTTTTACAGATTGGGGATTACCCAATTCAGTAAGAGGAATTATACCATCTAGTATTTGTGATTTAAATTTCTTAACCCTAGTAATTATTTCTTCTTGTTCTGTACCTTTTAATACATCAACTAAAATGTTTTTAAAAAATTTACCTAATATGGGAGGAAAATTAGCTTTTTTAAATTCTAATCCCTTTACGTCTAGTGATTCTTTAGCTATACCTTCTTGTTTTGTAATCCATTGAGCATACCTACGTGTAGCTCTAAAATATGCAGAACGTATAACACATTCAGTTTTCATCTCCAAACGATGGTCACTTACATTAAAACATTCACTAGCTAAAGTATCATAGGAATCAGTGATAATATCCTGATATTCTAGGGCTAATTTTTCAAGTGCGGAATCCTTTTCCTCACTAGTCATTTGTTCAAAATTAGGATATAGATTTTTTAATATGGGTTCCGCATGGATATACACTGAATCTGTATCCATGTAGGCACAATAGTTAGTGTCCCCTTTATCACAAATATACCAAGGTGTATCTTCTAAATGCTTCATTAAAATCTATCTTCTATAGATGGGCCTTTAAATATCCCACCATCTTTTTCTCCTTGTGAATTTAATAAAGGACCATCAGTTTTTATAATAAAATGCTGCCTTTCTTCTTCTAAAATAAACTCCCCACCATATTTAAGAATAGTTTTAAACTGTTTAATTCTATTTTCACTCCAATCTTTGGTTATCTTTATAACTTCTTTTCTATCTATAGGTTTTCCATTTAGAAGAACAATAGAATCCCTTTTGAATGCGTGTCCTGTTAGTTTCATAATGCAGGTGTTAATTTTTTTATTTTTTTATTCATGTGTCTATTAACACATAAAGCCGATTCTTGAATAATTCTTTGACCACTTAAAGTAATGGCCTCTGATAATATAACAGAACCATATCTAAAACTAGGTAATGCTGTGGCTCCATATAGGGAGTTAAGTAGGATTTTCATAGTATATTGTTTCATATGAAATGATGCACCTAATTCATTATTACCTGATTTATATGCTTTTTTCATTTCTGTTTTATACTCAACCCTTTCCTCAAACCATTTATTAAGTATAGTAGATAAAACAGATTGTTTATCAGTTCTAAAAAATACACCATTAGCAGATACTGACATATTCATATCTTTGATTAAGTTAATTAACCCACTTACTTTTATCTGTGTACGTTGACGTTTAGCATTTTCAATTATTATTTCTTCATCTGGGTCCTTATTCATTAAGTCATTTAGCCCTAAACGATTATTTCGATCGTCAGCATCAACTATCCTACCTACTAAAGTTTCTTTACCTATATTAATAGTCATAATAATAGAAGGATATAGTGAAGTTAAATCTTCATCAAACATATAGTTGTAAATGCCAGCCTTAGGGCAAAATAAAAACCCACCAGCGTACCCTTTTTTCTCTATATTATTTTTATCCTTGGAAGGTGGGATAATACCCTGCTCTAGTAGATATGCTGAAATGGCTCCATCTTGGGTTTTAGTGTTAGCATAAACCTCACTGTAGTTATGTTTTCCTTTATGTGATAGGTTTTTAGTTAGTGCTAAGTATTCTAATTTTTCATCTAGTAGTTTAAGTATTTCTACATCACGAAAGTTATACTCAATAAATTTATTAATGTCAGTTTCAAATAAATCATCTAGATTGCCCTCATATTCAATTTTATTAACTCCTACATATTTTTCACCAATAGCATCTAAACGATAAGAAGGTTCATCTGCCCAACTATATTTTTTATGTAAACGCATATAGTCAAGAGATTCTACCCCCGCTATTTGAATATACTGATCCTTTAACCAGGTAGTTTCCCTTACTATGCCAATAGGAGATAAATACCTAGCTATGTCCTCTCCTAATACATTACATATTCTATAATAGAGATAAGGAACATCAAAATAATCGCTATTCCAACCTACAATAATATCAGGGTCCATTTCCCTAAATTTCTCAATAAACTTACTTAGTAACTCCCTTTCTGTTTTAACTGGGATAATTTCTTGGTTATTATTTTTAGTACGTTGGATTTGAGACTTAGTATCTAAAATTAATATACCCCATTCATCTACTTGCTTATCATACCAAGCAACGGAAGTTACTTTTTTGGGAGCACGTTTTATATAATCCTCAGTAAGAGCATCACCCATTTCAGTTTCAATATCAAAAAATACTTCTCTATGGGTTTTAGAGGGTTCATCATTTATACCATACTTCTCTATAAGAAATTTTTGATATGCAGTCATATCATGGAAATGCAAACCCGGGGTATCTCTATCCCATTTAGATGTAGATTTTAAATATTCGCCATCTAAGCCTCTATGAGTAGCAGAACCCTTATCACATTCAATATATGCTCTATTAGTCCATTCTATTTCTTCATGACCATAATCGGTCCATAAATGAACTTTATACTTATTCTTACCTATAAATTTAGCGTATGCTTTTTTATACATTAAAGAATTTTGATAAGTCAGGACGGAAATAATTAATTGATTTCATTACTTTTTTATCACTAGTTCTATATACTACGTAATTACTTCCTACTTCCTCATAATGGCAAGGTTCACCCTGTTCCTCAGAACGTACTTTAACGGTTTCCTTAGCCTCCTCCAATGTAGTACAGATTTTAGATAAATTAGAAGCTTGTACTTCTTGATATGCTTCCCAAATTTTATCTTTTAATCCAAATACTAGAGCACCATTACCTAATCCCACATAAGTGATATCTAAGATAGCATCCAATATTTCCTGAATATTTTCCTGCTCAACTGCTTCTCGGAGTTCATCTAATTCCTCTTGGATAAAGTTGATAACAAATTCAGCATCCTTTTTATCAATAGTAGGAGTGGTTCTGTTTTGCCACTCCTTACCCATTATAGTATTAAATTCCTCTACTTCCGTAACAAATGGAACATATTGTTTTTCAAACTTAGATACTATATTATTAGCTAAATCCTCTGTCCAAACTGTAGGGTCATCCTGGAATGGTAGTTGAATTAATGATTCTCTAATTTCTTGTTTAATTAACTTTTTGAAATATGACATAACACTTTATTTATGATGTAAATATAATAAAACTTTTTGGGGTATACAAGTATTTTTACAAATAAGTTTATGAAATATGAATTAAACTAGACCATAATTCATGAGGTACATCCGCACAAAATTTACTATCAGGAGCAAGAATAACGGATATGGCATCATGAGAATGTAAAGACTCTTGATGTGAACATATAACACGGAAATCCTTAACCCTTTTATCTTCCACTAACTGCTCATATAATAACCTAGCGGCATCCTCCACAAATTTAAGATAAGAACCATTTAACTCAGCAAATGCCATTTCATCTTCTCTTTTAACTATTACTTGAGTTTCAGTATGAAGTGCTTTATCACACATTTCTTTTAAATCCTCAATCCATACCAATTCATCAAATTCAATAGATATCCTAGTTACTGATCTCTGAGAATGTGATACAGTAGCTTTATTTCTATATTTTCTGGCAAACTCAGCCAATTCATAGGAACAAGGACAAGCTGAAGAATAGACAAAATCAAAATGAATAATCTTTTTTAGTACACCACTTTTATCTAAATTACCCTCCAAGGTTACATCATAGTATTGATAACCCTCTAATCCTGAACGAAGGGAAGGTTGTATGATAGGATATGAGAATTTAAGTGCTACTTTAGCATCAAACGATTTTAATTTATCCTTATAACTTGAAAGTACGGTTTCTAGCTTATCAATGCTAAACACATCATTTTTAAACTCATAAAATGATCTCATAATACGAGACATATTAATTCCCTTCTTATGTGCTTCAAGAGATACCGTACCTGTTACCTTAGTTTCAAGTTCAATCTCACCACCATCTTTTTTTCTATATCTCAGAGGTAATCTGAAATTATGGATTCCAACTTGTTGAATTTCCACAGGGGAACCCTGAATTAATGAAGATGGGCCATTTTGGAGATCTGGGAATGTTTCAATATCCTCTTTAGTAGGTTTATATTTTGAATCATATTCCCTATTGGGTTCATTATACTTAATAGAATGTTCATTTTCCTTGGGTTCTTTATATGATTTAACATCACCTACCCATTCATACTTTTTTACAAATTTAGTTTTACCTTCCATATTTTATTTTATTTTAAACACATCTTTCCGTATCAAAAGCCATAATATGACTTCTACCAGTAAATCTCCATCCTTTATCTCTCACAAAATTCATTACCACTGGATATGATTCCATTAGGGATACTCTATCATCTCCAGCGGGCATTGCCCATACTTTATCCCTTGGTATTTCTAATTCATTTAAAAACTTTTCCACTTCAGGTGCTATGGATAATTCTTTATCCAATACGGGTTTAATATGGTAATCCTTATGATATTCAATAGAAGCTTTAATAGCTTCTTTATTTAATCTTTTACTATTATGTTTTTTAATCATAACTTCAGTAACTTCTTCTCCCAGAGGAGTTATAGCTCCTAATTGAGGAATGGAATTACTAAACTTAGGTGAAATAGACAATAAATCAATAGGATAATCAGTTTCCAAGAAATGTGATCCTTCAGTTTCAATGGT